GCCGATGGTGGATGGATTCACCGGGGGCGGCGCCCGCATCCCAAATCAGCCAATCCACGGCGTTCCGGTTTGGAGGCTGCAGCGAGGAGCCAGTGCGGTGATGATGCCTCCAGTGGCTGGAGATATTGGCCTGATCGCAATCTGCGACCGTGACATCAGTGCTGTGAAACAGACTCGGGAGCCTGCACTCCCCGGATCAAATCGAACGCACAGCTACTCTGATGCCATATATCTCGGTGGTGCGCAGAACGGAGACCCGGTGCAGTACGTTAAATTCGCCAATGACGGCATTGATATTGTCTCCCCACTCACCGTCACCATGACCGCGCCGATTGTTGAGGTTAACGCCGATACAAAAATATCCCTGAATGCTCCGGTGATTGAGGCTAATGGGCAACTCACACAGGGCTCTGGAAGCTACTCCGGCAACGCCACATTCGGCGGCAGCATCACCGCCACCGGAGAGGTCACCGGTAATGGTGTTAACCTCAGCACTCACACCCATGGCGGCGTGGAGGCAGGAAGCTCTAATACCAGCCAGCCAAATCCATAACCCGCTCCGGCGGGTTTTTTATTGCCCGGAGTTTACATGCTCACCAAAAGCCTTCTGCTCAACGTCGAAAAGTGGGATATCTCACTCGATGATTCTGGAAACATCGGCATTACCTCAAACCCCTACGCGGTTGCACAGGATGCCGCATGCGCCTGCTCAACCTTCCTGGGTGAATGCTGGTACGACACCGCTCTGGGAATTCCGTACTACGAGAGAATCCTCGGCAAGTGGCCCGGCACTCAGCTGATCGCAACGAAGATGTCCACAGAAGCCAAAAAACTGCCTTACGTCCAGTCAGCGTTCTGTACAGTGACGGTGGGAAAAGTTTCCCGCGCCGCATCTGGCGTTATGACACTGACCGATACGAACAACATCACATCAAACATTCAATTCTGAGGTATCAATGGCTGACGTAACAGTAACCACAGCCGTCCCCTCCGTCACCCTTTCAGAGATTGGCATCGCCGTGCCGGATGAGATTGATATCCTGAATGGGCGCCTGACGGATCTGGATACGGCGATGGGTGGAGGCATGAGCAAAAGCCTGACTACCCCACAGGGCCAGATTGCAATGAGCGACACGGCAATCATCGGCGACAAAAACGATGCGCTGGCGTGGCTGGTTAATCAGATTAACCCTGACTACGCGGAAGGTCGCATGCAGGACGCTATAGGCCAGATTTACTTTATCGACCGAATCGCCGCCATCGGCACGACAGTAACAGCAACCTGCACCGGGCTTGTCGGCACGGTTATCCCGGCGGGAAGTCTTGCCACCGACAGCAGCGGATATATTTACGCATCTCTGGCTGACGCCACCATCCCTTCCAGCGGCAGTGTTGATGTTGTATTCCAGAATCAGGCGACAGGCCCCATCGCATGCCCAATCGGCGCACTAAACAGCATCTACCGGGCGATAACCGGGTGGTCTGGCATCACCAATGCCGCAGCTGGCGTGCTGGGTAATGATGTGGAGAGCAGGGCAAACTTTGAGTATCGCCGCCGCCAGTCGGTTGCGGGCAATGCCAATAACCAGCTCGGCGCGATTTATGCCAACGTTCTTTCGGTGCCGGGTGTAACTGATGCTTATGTGACACAGAACAACAGCAGCACATCGGTAGAGAAGGGCGCTTCGGATTACACGCTGCTTCCTCACTCACTGTACGTCGCGGCATACGGCGGGGCCGCGGCTGATATTGCTAACGCGATATTTCAGAAGTTGAACCCCGGGCCCGATATGAATGGCAATACCACTTACACGGTGCAAGACACGGTCAACTACGTACAGCCTTACCCTGAGTACGTAATTAAATGGCAAACGCCTGCCTCAGTCAGCGTTTACGTGAAAGTTGAGCTGGCAAACAACAATTCCCTGCCGGGTGACATAGAAACCAGAGTTAGGGCCGCCGTCCTCAGCGCGTTCAATGGCGAGGACGGCGGAACTCGGGCAAGGATAGGCTCGACCATTTACGCCGGGAGATATTACTCAGGCGTTCAGGCCGTCGACACTGATAACGTCGATATCTTCAGTATCACGCTGAGTCGCAATGGAACCACCTACGGCACCTCAGTATCGTTTGGAATTGATGAAGTTCCCACTCTGGACTCATCAAATATCTCGGTGACACTGGCATGATAAATGTCGCGGATACAATCCTGACGCAGTATGCCGACAGCCCGAACCTGAAATCCCTTATCTACTCATTCAATGAAGCTATCGGCATAGACGGCTTCTTGGGTGATTTCTATGACGTCATCTGGAACATAGAAACAGCCGATACTTACGGGCTTGATGTGTGGGGGAAAATTGTGGTTGTTAGCCGGCAGCTGACGGTGACAGAAAATCAGATTTATTTCGGGTTCGGTGAGGCATCGTCTGAGCCAATTCTCGTTGATGACCCACAGCCATTTAACCAGGCACCGTTTTATTCCGGGGCACTGCTCACATCGACCGTAACCCTGACAAATGACGTGTACCGCAAGCTCATTATGATGAAAGCGGCGGCGAACATATCAGACTGCACGATCCCAAATATGAACAAGCTCCTAATGTTCATGTTTGGGGATAGTGGTCGCTGCTATGTCAGGAACGATGGGAGCATGACAATGAGCTACGTTTTCGAGTTTCCACTCTCCATCGCAGAGCTTGCGATCGTGCAGAGTTCCGGCGCACTTCCTGCCCCTGTCGGGGTCACCGTAAACATCGTCCAGCAGGTATAAAATGAATTCGTCTGACACTCCGTCAAGAATCACAAAAGCTTTTGGCGTAAACGGCCTGCGCAATGCAATCGCTACTGACTCAACCACGTCGACAGACAGTAATGGGGTTGCCACGTTTGACAAAGGCTTTCCTGAGATAACCATGAAGCCGCTCAGTGCTGGCGGAATACCTCCATCGGGTAAAGATGTCAATGGAGTGTTTTATTCAACGACGCTCCAGCAGCAGTGGTATAACGCCGGAATGACTTACCCGTTTAGCAGCGATTTCGCCACAGCTGTTAGTGGTTACCCTAAAGGTGCAATTGTCCCAAGCTCCGCACTAACCGGGCAATGGCTTAACCTAAACGAATCTAACATCACCCCGCCTGAGTCGTCCAGCGGGGCTACAACAGGATGGGTCCCACTAAATAATTACGGTGTTACTCAACTTAGTGCGGCGCCATCCAGCATCATTATGAGTTCCATGCAGGCTTCAAAGGACCGCATCCTTATTACCGGCACACTCACCGCAAACATAAACCTGGTATTCCCTTCATGGGTCAAGGCCTGGACCGTTGTTAACAACTGCACAGGTAATTATTCATTAACCTGCAAAACAGTGTCAGGCATCGGAGTGCAGGCGTTCCCAGGTATATTTACGAAGTTGTTTTGTGATGGCACCGACATGTTTGATGAGTCGTTCAATACTGGGTTCGATTTGACTGCATCAGTGATGCCTTTCGCCGCATCAAGCACACCATCTGGATGGCTGTTATGCAATGGTCAGGCAGTGGGCCGTAATTTGTACAGCCGCTTATTTTCAAGAATTGGTACGACTTATGGCGCGGGAGATGGTAGCACAACCTTCCAGTTACCAGAGCTGCGCGGTGAATTTGTGAGAGGTCTTGATATTGGTCGAGGGGTTGATTCTGGGCGTTCCATTGGCAGCCTCCAAGACTTCGCTGTCCAGCAACATGAACACTGGCTTAAGACATCGACTACGGGAACTACAAGCCCAGTAGCCACTATACCCGATGAAATATTTTCTTCATCAACCCCAAACAATGATGCCGGATCTGGAAAGGGAACAGTCAGCACCTTCTCAACCGGAGCAATCGGCAGTTATTCAACTGAAACCCGCCCGAGAAACGTAGCCCTCGCATACTTCATAAAATTTTAAGGTAAAAAATGTCTATTTCCGACACCCGAAATGCTCAAAAATACGCTTCAATTGCAGAGGCGGCTGCGGCACAGGCTAAAATTAGCGCTACAGAGTTAGAAAACGCTCCGCAATATGCTCAACAGGCAGCTGCATCAGCCACTGCATCAGCTTCTTCTGCGCAGGCGGCGATTTCTGCGGAAGCGACAGTACAGTCGCTGTCAAATTCAGCCAGCCAGTCAGCATCACAGGCTGCAATTTCTGCGTCAGAAGCTTCAAGCGCTGCAGATTCAGCTATTGGAAGGACGATAAGGGCGCCAGAAGGAGAACAACTTTCTGCGTTGCCTTCAGCGAGTGACAGGGCATCAAAAGTTCCGTTGTTCTCGGGCGATGGCAGTCTCGAAGTAAAGGCTTTAGCTGAATTCGCAGTGTTGGACAGCACTGGGAAGATACCCGTTTCAGTCATTCCCGCGATCGCGCTTACCGAGCCGTTTGTTGCTAACAGCCAGGCAGCGATGCTGGCTCTTGATGCGCAAATGGGAGATATCTGTAAGCGCACAGATCTTGGGTATTCTTTCTGCCTTGCATCTTCGCCAGCATCTACCCTGGCAAACTGGATTCAACTTACAGACGATGTTCTGGCACAGTTAGGTCAGAAAACGGGAGCCGCTCAGGTTGGTGCAGCAGACGAAGACAATAATCCAACTACCGTTCAGGCAGCCTTAAATAGCAAGGTAAGCTCTTCAACGTTATCGCAAGCCAGTGGCGCAGCACTGGTGGGATTTGGTAGTGGTAACGTCTCAGTTGCATTGACATCGTTGGATGGGCGAATTGATGTGGTAGAGGCATTTGATGCACAGCTACTTAGCGCGTCAGGAGCAAAGAGTGTCGGGGTGGAAAGTGATTACCAGTT